AGGCATTTAAATTACCTCAGTACATGAAAAGCTTATACCATAGTTTGATATTCTATCTGCAGACCAACTGACCTCATTGGAAGTTAATCTAAAGTTACCTTTTGGACTTGTAAATACAACATAATGACCACTTGCTAAATCAGACCTAAGTTTGGGTTCTGTTTTAACTGCATAAAAATCATTACCACTATCTGTTATAGCAGTTGCATCTTCTGTAACCATAACAAGTTGTGCAGGTGTACCTGTAGAAGAAGCTGCAGATTGTATCTGTAGATAGTCTCCTTTTTTTATAGTTCCACTAGCACCACTTGCTGATGCTCGTAAACATAAACCTGTAGCACCTTTTACATTGGTTCTAACCTTACAACTAGCAGTAGAGTTTTCTGTTGTAAAACTACCATCTGTGACTACAACTGTTGCACTTGTTACTGTTGTAACTTTAAAAGTACCATTATTTTCTTCGTTTGTAGCACCTGTTACAACAATAAAATCTCCTACCTTTGTACTACTAAATGTAGAAGCACCTGCAGTTAATGTACCGTTGCTGTTAAAAGATAAGGTTACGCTTGTATTATTAGTTCTTAATTCACTTGTTAAAAAAGCTGTTGAATATGTACCTAAATTAGATAGTGCATCAGGGTCAGTGAATTTAAAAGTGTTTACTGGGCCATTAAGTTCTAAAAGAAAAGATTGCCAATTTAAAGCTACATCTCTACGCATAGGTGGTAGTGATACTTCTGCATTCCAACTTACACCATCAAACTCTTGTGTTTTTGTTTTACCTGTAAAAGGTGACACTGTTGTTCCTACTGTTCTTATAAGCAAAAAGTTGCTTGTAATAAAGTTAGGTGTTGTAGGCATTGTAATTAATTTAGCCACCTTGTAATGCTCTCCTGTAGTTACCACCACGTACTGCTGCTTCTGCTACTGCACCTTTTGTTACGTCTGCTATCTGTGGCATCATTTTCATAACTTCTGCTCTTACTGTAGGCACAACACCAGTAGCAAAGTTGATAGATTGATTTATTATTGTTGTACCACCACCAATAGCATTTTTGCTATTCATATTGTTCATCAACGTACCACCAGTATGTGGTATAAATATTTCTGCACCTCTTTCACCCACAAGTCTTGGTTGTCCTTTAAACATAGCACCACCACCTGCACCACCAAGACCACCCATAGCTTCTAACTTAGTTGCTGTAAAATCTATGTTGCCCCCACCTGCATCACCACTACTTGAAAATAATCCTGTACCAACACTTCCACTAAAGTTTGGAAATACTGCTGCTAATATTCTGTTAACAACTTCCATTTGTAGGAATATAGCAACTATTTGTGAAACAATATTTCTTGCAAAGTTTTTAAAACTTTCTAATGCATTTTGACCTTGTAATAATGAATCTACAAATTCTGTTGTAAATGCATTAGCAGCATTTGTAACTGCGTCTTGTAATTCATCTGAAAATTCTGCAGCATTTTCTAAAACTGGGTTTAAATCACCACTCATATTATCCGTGACTTCTTTTATTGATGCGTCTAAATCTTCAATTGATTTTTCAACTTTTGCATTTTCTGCAGGGTCTAGTATTCCAGCAGATTTACCAGCTTCTTTTAAAAGTTCTTCTAACTTACCTGTTAAGTCAAATACTGCATCTGCAGCTAATGTTACACCACCTACAAGCAACAATATTAAATTACGTTTTGTAGCTTTATTAAATGCAATTTGTGCAATTTTTGCATCTCTTATTGCTTTAGCCAAAGTAACAAAACCTTGGGCACCAACTAATATAAATGATGCAAATTTTAGAGATATATATATTTTTATTGCAATTAAAAATAAATGCATATTTTCTAATACTATATTAATAGCTTTGCCTAATGCTTCAAAAGCAGCTAACAATGTTTTACCAATAATTTCAGCAGCAGGTTTGGCGTCCTCTGCAAGTTTTTTTAATTTTAAAGATGCTCTTGTTAATACTTCTAATAAGCCACCTTCACCAATAGCAGCAAAAGTTATTGAAATAGCGTCTTTTAAATTAGATATAGCACCTGATGCAGTTTTTGCTCTGTCATCTAAAGCAGTTGAAAAATCTTCTTGTGCAATACCTCGTAAATAACCAACAATTGCTTGACTATCTCTATCAATGGTTGTTTCTTGTTCACGAAAAATCATGGTAATTTTATCGCCTTCAAGTTTAGCTTTTATACCAAACTGTTTTAACATTTCTGTTTCACCAGTTGTAGCGTTAAATGTTGCTTGTGCTATTTGTGTTATATCTTTACCAAAAGCAGCAGCAATATTACCAAAATCTTTCATGGTACTGCTTGTTGGAGTAATACCAGCATTTAATAAAGTTGTAAAAGCAGTTGCTACGTTTTGTACTTGGAACGTTGTCGTAGCAGTAAATTGTTTTATTAATTCAAAAGAATCTTTTGCTTTTTCAGATGAACCTGTAACAGCTTTTAGTGTAGCTTCTAAATCTTCAAACTCTCTTGCAGTACTTGCAATTGAACCACCAATTCTAGCTGCACCAACTGCTGCAAATACTTTAGCTAAATTACCAAAAGTCATAACAGATGATTTTGCAGTTTTATTAGCAGTGCCTAGTCTTTTATTGACGTCATCTAATCCTCTACGCAACTGCTTAGTTTCAGCACGTATTTCAACAATTAATTGGTCTACTGCATTAGCCATTAGTCAGGATATAACTCCATCATTTCATTTAACCTATCTTTAGACATAGGTTCTTCTTTTTCTGCACCACCATTAAATTCAACAAAACCATCTATAGCCATATATATTTCTTGTGGTGATGATTTCCAAAAGGTATTAGGTTTCATATGCATCATGCCAACACATATACAAAAATATCGTTTGATGGGTAGTGAATCACTTACTAACCCACCTTTTCTAACTTTCCCTCGTCTGTTGTTTCCTCTGAATCATCAGTTAGAGTTTTTGCAAGTAAATTAGCAACAGCAGAAGTTGCTTTGACAATACCTGTATCTTCTACAATTTTTATAACATCATTGTGTTGCAAGTCGTTGCCACCACCTCTTAATGCAGGTAATAGCACTGAGATAATTTCTGACATTCTTATGTCAGCTTCACTCATTTTTGTAGCTAATTTTATAATTCCACAACCACAAGCTTCTTCAACTTGCATGATTGCATTCATTGTGAGTCTAGCTTTGTATTCCTTACCAGCTAAATCTAAAGTTATTTCACCCTTCAGTGGATTCGCCATCTGACTTTTCTCCTTTATCTAAAGTTGCGTTTGCAACCTGAATTGTTTGTATATTGTCTCTGTAATCTACATTTGTAGATAAGACTTTGGTTTCTTTCCCATCAATGTTTACAGTCTCGCCAACTTTTACATTAGCAGGTAAAACAAGTTCACCTTTATATAACATTCCATCTACAAGACTTTTGTTATGTTTAACCTTAACTTGCTTCATATTACACTGCTGCAAATGTTACATAACTTGCAGATTCAAATGTGAATGAATAAGTCGCTTCACCATTGAACTCTCCTGCAAACTCCATACTTGCTATCATGAAAGAACCTGTATAAGTTCCTAAATCAGGAATCAAGAATTGAAAGCTTTTAAATGCAGGTGTTTGTGCAGATGAACCATCAGATGAGTTTTGCTGTGCTTGGAATGTAGTTCTTACAAGTGCTTCAGCTGTTGAATCAGTAAAAACTCCTGACCCACTAACTGAAATACTGTTTACCCCTGCACCAGCTAATAAAGTTCTAGTGCCAAGACTATCTTTATTAGTTATATCAACTGCTTCATCATTAAGAGTTATTGATGTAGACCTAAGACCACCAATAGTCACATAAGTAGAACCACTAGTGTTAATCTTCATTAAGACATCTTTACCTTTTTGTGCTGCCATATTTTTCTCCTATAAAATTAGTTAGTACCTAATATTATTGCTCGGAATCGCATGACTCCATGTCTAGTAACACCATCTGGGTCTCTCATTATATCACTAAATTCAAATCTAAGGTTTATCAGATTAAAACCTGTGACTGTTAAGTTTATATCATGCAATAAATCGTGTACCTTGTCCATTATTTCCTTTGTTTCTTTGCTACCTTTGTATTGTGACCATATGTGTATATTTACTGTAAAATCTCCACCATCTAAATCTTTAGTTCCATAATCTATAACTGTGTCTTCACCTATATTTATAAAAGGATAAGTGTTTCCCTCAATCACTTCATCATAAACGCCACAAGATAATGTTGATGTTATTGCACTAACATTTAATGCAGTATAAATAGAACTTTGCAATTGAAACTGTCCTACACTCATGTTATTACACCTTCTTTTCTAAAAATTTCTAGTATTTTTTTTCTATTTTTTCTTAACGCTGGTTGCATAAAAGGTCTTTCAGTCATAGTTGTTGTACCAAATTCAAGATGTTTTGAATAAGGTGCTGCTGATATTATTTGACCAATTACGCTGCCATCAGGCATTGATTTAATATTGCTAGTAATTTGACTCACTAAAAATCCTGTATCACTTGCTGGTGGTTGATTGGGTGCTGATGCTATATGAGTTCTTTTTGGAGAATATTTTGCATAAGCCTTACCTGTACCACCTGCAGTTATGCTTTTTACTGCTTCACCATTAACAATCAGTGTTGAACGTCCAACAGCTTTTAATGCATTGTCATGTGGATTTGAAATTAATTTTTTTTCAAGTCTTTTTTTAAATTGTTGTATGTTTTTAAAGCCTTGATTTTTTAAATTACTCATATCGCTACACCTTCAGCACATAATAGTTTTAAAAATCTTGACCTTTCATCTACATTTATAATTCCTTTTATATCAAACAACCTACTGCCAAAAGTTATTCTATGATTGGTAGATATATTGTCCATGTGGCGAATTGTAACCTCGTGTGTGACCTTTTCTTGCACTATCCCTTGTCTATAGGTGCTATCGGCTCTTAATGGCTTAATGTTAGCGTAAATAAAAGTAACTGGTGTGTAAGATTGTGATAGACCACCACCTGTATCACGAGTATTAGTAGCAGTTTCTACTTTAACTCTAAAACGCATTTTGCCAATAGAGTTAGACATTTATCCAAGTGCCATCAATGTAGAAGAACCAAATCCCTTATGAACCACATAAGGTGCGTAAAGGCTTCTTAGCATGGGTGGATAAGGTAACTTAGCATCATACATATCTCCTCTATGTTCATATAAATATGCTATGTGTTGTAATATGCCTAATCTTAAAGGTTCAGGAACATTATATTGTGATGTATAACCTGCAACATACTTAACTTCTATTGCATTAGCCACTCTTAAAGCTGTTGGAAAAGTCTCCCCTGTTCTTAATACTATTCTTGCTGGTTCTCTTGCACTATCTAAGTAATACTTAGAAGCTGCAAATGTAGTTTCTGTATCTGCATCATCAAAGGTTTTAACATGGGTTACAGAAGCAACAGGACTTCTTGGTAATACAACATAGTTTTTATAATAGTTTAAGTATGGTCCTGTTCTCATGCCTTCCCACAATGGGTCTTCTATATCTTCAAAAGCATCAAGAAACAATGTAAGTGTTTGTGTCATTAAGGCTCTACCAGTATGTTCTTCACAAAACCTTCTAGCTGTTTCTATAAAAGGTCTTATAATCCTTTCATCTGTAGAATCATCAACTCGTAAGTATTCTTTTACTTCCTGTAGAGTTACAGGTTCT